TATGCGACAAATGCCAACAGGAGGAAGACGATGCCGGGTCGTAAGTACACAGGTAACAGTGACGGTCTGAGCCGTACCGGGCTTCGTCTCGGCACGAAGAAGTTCATGGACCTTGCCATCAAGGAGTACGGGCTGAGCAACCTGGGTGGGTTTGCGAACCGTTCGATGAACAACCCGAAGGCAAAGAAGGGCGACCCAAAGTGGCTGTCCGTCCATGCCACGGGGCGGGCCTGCGACCTTGGCTACAAAGACCGCAAGCGGGCGATGGAACTGTGGAACCTGATGCTCGCCAACTCAAAGCTGTTCCAGCTGGAGGAGGCACACGACTACGCTTTCGATGAGGACAAGACCGACAAGGAGAAGGGCTGGGGTCGCGGCTACCGATGCAGTCGCGGCGAGGGTGAGGCCGGGGTGAAGGTCTATGACGAGAAGGACAACGCCGGTTCGCAGGGCGGACGCTGGCTGCATTTCGAGTTGTCACCTGCTATGGCTGACGATCCGGGCAAGGTCGCTGCCGTGTGGAAAAAGATTCACGGACAGGCATGAGGTATGCGGCCCTGGCAAGCAGTTTTCTTTTTGGCATCTGCTTTTCTGTATGCCTGTTTTTTTCTCTCATTTATCTTGAAGTGAAGGACAGACCATGACTTTTGCACAGTGGATCATCACAGCTGGCGGCGTGGTCGCAGCCCTCGGCATCATTTGGCGTGGCGTTGTGTACCCGGTCGTCAGATGGGGGAAGCGCATTGAAAAGGCTGTGTCTTTCGTTGAGTCAAACATGGTGAACAACGGTGGCGCATCCATGCGCGATGCGATTGACCGTATCGAGGCACGTCTCACGGTTGTGGAAAAGAAACCTGAAAGTTCTACGGTTCGCAAGAAGGCTGCACCGAAAGCCAAGTAGTAATCTGACGAGTCCTATGACCCGTCAAGATGTTGAACTGCTCCTGAAATACCTGATGAAAACCCCGGTCCTGCCGAACGACCAGGACCAGTTCATTCAGGCGGTTGAACGGCTCGCAGCCTTGCTGAACAAGAAAACATCCCGCGTATAGAACTACCAAGATGGTAGCGTGAGCGGCATGAAGGTTGCCAAGTACATCTCGTTTATCTCTTATCTGTTGACCATCCCCGTAGCCAACTGGATGATCAACAACATCGGTTCACAGGCGTTTCCTGACGGCCCGCACACAATCCCGGTCGGGTTCGGTTACCAAGCCCCGAGTGGTGTGCTAGCCATCGGTATCGCTCTGTTCATGCGTGACTACATTCAGGAACAGTTCGGAAGGAAGCCAGCTTTGGTGGCGATCGTCTTGGGTGTCGGCCTGTCGTACCTAGTCAACCCTGTCGTGGCAACAGCATCAGCTGTTGCGTTTGCACTGGGCGAACTGTCAGATTTTTTTGTGTACACAGAAATCAAGAAGCGTTCGATTATCGCAGCAGTAACGGCATCAGGAATCGTCGGTGGTGTCATTGACTCACTTGTGTTTTTGCAGATTGCTTTTGGTTCAACCCAGTATTGGGAAGGACAGGTCATCGGCAAGACCGTGATGGCTGTTCTTGCCGGGTGTTTTATTTGGGCGCGTCGTGCTGTACCTATCCGGTTGTTTGCCCGCTAAAGAAAACCTTCGTGTTGACCTACTGAATAACGGCATAGGTATTCTGCTCACCCCGTTTTCTCAACGTGTTGCGCCTTCAGAGTTTGTGTGGGCAGCAGACAACGGTTGTTTCGCCGCCAAGTGGGACGAAAAAACTTGGCGACGGTGGCTTGAATCAAAAGAGTCGCCGTCGTCGGCCCTGTTCGCTGTGGTGCCTGATGTTGTTGCCGACCATGTGGGGACGTTGCACAGGTGGGATCAGTACAGCGGTTTTGTTCGGTCGCTTGGCTACAAACCAGCGTTTGTTTTGCAGGATGGGGCAACAATCGAGTCAATTCCGTGGGATAGTTGTGATGCGTTGTTTATTGGTGGCACAACGGATTTCAAACTGGGGGAAACAGCCAGGATTATCACGGCCTACGCAAAAACTTTAGGCAAATGGGTGCATATGGGCCGGGTCAATAGTTCTAGACGGATCAGGATTGCAGTTGACTGGGGGTGTGATTCTGTTGACGGGACGTATTTGGCGTTCGGGCCTGATATAAACACCCCGAAACTCATCAACATGATGAACCGTGCAACGCAACAGTTGTCTTTGTTTTAGGTGTGACACCCTGTTGCTAGGGTTCCCCGCATGGATCACAACTGGTTGACCTGCCCCGACTGCGGGAACTCATGGCCCGAGAAAGACTCACGGTACTGCCCTGTGTGCGGCACGAAAGGCGAAAACGATGGACGCGAGTGACTTCCCTGTTGTCATCGTGAAATGGGCTGACGCTCACGCCTCAGCTGGCGGTTGGCTCAACCTTGACGACTATGAGGATGACGGTGAGTGCATCGTCACCACCATCGGGTATCTTGTCCCTGCTGACTCACCGGGCGGCAAGAAGGATCATGTGTCGGTGTGGCAGACCATCACCGATGGTGAGGGCATCCACGGGTTCCACATCCCGGTTTCTATGGTGAGATCAACACAAGTTTTCAATTTTCAACAAGACGATTCCGATGGTGACTGATACCAAACTTTGCCCACGATGCGGCTTACGGAAACCGCTGGATAGTTTCCATCGGTCAACGCAAAGTCGAACTGGGAGACAGGGACGTTGTAAAGACTGCCACAAGATTGCCCAGCGTGAGTATTCGTCTCGCAAGCCGGAAAAGGTTCGTGTGTTCAATCTGCGGAGAATGGGTCTAACGATTGATGAATATGAAGCACTTGCCGCTCAACAGGGAAACGTGTGTGCGGCGTGTGGTCAGGCAGAAACTGTGGTTGATAACCGAACAGGGCAAACGCGGCGACTTGCCATTGACCACGATCATGATTGTTGCCCACCAAAAAAGTCTTGTAGGAAATGTATTCGGGGCCTTTTGTGCCAACCATGTAATCAAGCTTTGGGACTGTTGAATGACGATTACCGCCGGGTAATAGCCCTTGCGGAATATCTTGAAAAAACTGTGTCAGACCTTGACACACCCTCTGCGTAGCCTGTACCTTACCGTTCAACAAGAAAGAAGGGGTTATGACACTCAATCGTTACCGCATCCCAAAACCGGAACACGGAGGCCAGGAATGGTTGAACATCCGGTTCCGTGACGAACACGGCAACAAGCGTGTCTCAGCATCGGCTGTCGCCGCCATCTACGGCCTGCATCCGTTCGTGCCGATGGACAAGTACGCCGCCGAACTGTTGGGTGATGTCGCACCGTCCCCAATCCCACCGAACCCGGCGATGGAACGGGGCAACAGGTTGGAGCCGTTCGTGTTGGAATGGGCATCCGACAAGCTCGGGCTGCGGTTTGACACCCCTGAGGAAATGTTTGCTGCTGACTCCGAAAACGGTGCGCGTATGGTGTCCACTTTGGACGGGCTGTGGGAACAGGACGGCAAACGCAAGGTGCTGGAAATCAAAACCACTACCCGCAAATGGGAAGGTCAACTGCCGGACTATTGGCGCATCCAAGGCATCCAGCAAGCCATCTGTGCTGATGTGAACCAAATCCTGTGGGCCATCTTTGACCCGTCCATGATTCTCCACATCCATGTTCAGCACATCACACAGGCAGAAATGGATGAGCATGTCGCCGCTGTGGAGAACTGGTTGAACAGCATCGAACTGGGGATGACCCCGACCGGGGTGCGCTGGTCGTATGAGACGGTGCAGACCCGCTACAAGGAATCGTTGAACTCAACCAGTAACATTGATCCTGTCCACAAGGACCTGTTCGACAGGTTGCGGCATGTCCGCAGCGAACTGGAGTCGTACAAGAAACTTGAGGACGATTTGAAGGCACAGATTTGTGAGTTGATGGGCCAGTCGGACACGGCTGTGATGAACGGGTACACGGTTGCCACATGGAAAACCCAGGTGCGTGACACGTTTGACAGCAAGGCGTTCCGTGAGGCGCACCCCGAGTTGGCTCGTCAGTTCACGAAACAAACAACAACCCGCACGTTTCTTCTGAAAGGGGACAGATGATGGGAATCAGATATGTGCCGTGTGGTCACGGGCAACAGGCCGTGACCATCGGGCGTAACAATGGCTGGTCAAAACATGCTCGGTTTGACCGCTACGGCAACTACATCGGGCAGTCAACAAAGCAAACCAATATTTCTCGTAGGAAGGGAAAGTAATGACAGAGAACACCAACCAACTCCGCAAAGTCCTGGTGGACTACGCGGTGCCGGACCCGAAGATTGTCGGCAAGCTCCCCAAGGGTGGAGCGACGCTGGATTTCGTGGGTCATGCGGACATCACCCGCATCCTCATCGAGATTGACCCGCATTGGCGGCTGGTCCCTATCGCGTGGGAGAACGGTCGTCCGGCGGTCAACATCGTGAACGACATGGCAACGATGTGGTTCGAGATGACGCTGCTCGGGCAGGCCCGTCTTGCTATCGGCACTGCGAAGGCGAACAGCATGGACTTGGACAAGGTGCTGTACGGTGACGCTCTCCGCAACGGGGCGATGCGTTTCGGTATTGGCCTGTCGCTGTGGACGAAGCAGGAATGGGATGACTTGGATCATCACGCACCGGCGAAGCCTGCACCGAAGCAGACCGGTCAGGCTGTGACAAGCAAGACCATCGGCAACCGTCCGCAGGACGCAAAGAGCGACCTGTCACCGAAGCCGACTTCCCCGTTGTCCGGTGAGCAGATTGCACAGTTCCGTGCCGCCTGCGAAGCAAAGGGGCTTGACGCGGACAGCGTTGCCGAAGCGGCAGGTATCGAACCGGGGGCGTTGTGGATTCAGGCGCATCTGTCTGCCCTGCGGGCCACGTTCAAGGAACTGGTGGGCTGACATGGCAAACAAAAGAACTGTTGACCCGACTGCTTCTGAGGCTTCCTCGAAGATTGTCGGCATCCGTATGACGGACACCCAGCTGAGACAGATTGAGGAACTGTGTGTGAAGCATGGCATCAAGCGGTCTGTGTTGATCCGTGATTTGATTCGTCACGCCTACAATGAGGCGTTCATGCCGGAGGCGTTCTGATGGGTCGGTACGGTGACTACGCGGCTGACGCGAACGAGAAGTTGCGTCGACAAGCTGAACTGGAAGCGACATGGGGGATGACCCGCGAGATTGCTACCTGGGCTGAGAAGGTTGCTTTGCTGGAGGAACGTATCAGGGAACTGTCCACCGAGATTGAACGGTTGGCTAACGAACTGGCCCGCAAGTATGAGTGACGACATTGTGACCCGTCTACGAAATGGCTTTACAACACATGAGTATCCAATGCTGAAAGACCATTGTGAATCGTGCGCCATCCCAAAAGAATGGGGTGGACATCACTACAACTGTTTATATGACGCAGCCGCTGATGAGATTGAACGCCTACGGATAGACCGGGACCGTTGGCGCAAGATTGCTACCAACCTCATCAACGGGGCTGAACAGCAGATTGATGCGTTCCGTGAACCGTGGGACAAAAGCACTAACGAGGCGTGGCTTGGCGCATGGCATGACTACCACCAGGCGGTGACAGATGAGCAAGGCTAAACAGAAGGGGACTGCCGCCGAGACTGCGGTTGTTCAATGGCTACGGTCAGAGGGCTGGCAGTATGCGGAACGGCGAGCCTTGTCCGGGAATCTTGACAAGGGTGACATCAACATGGGTGCGCCTGTCGTTCTCGAAGTGAAGGACCACAAGACCATCACCTTGTCTGCGTGGCTGAAAGAACTGGAAGCAGAGATGGCTAATGCAGAGGTGACGGTCGGTGCTGTCATCGCCAAGAAACGTGGCACGATGAACGTCGGGGACTGGTATGCGGTCATGCCTGCATCGGTCTTTGCCGCCCTGTTGAGGGAGGCGGGGTACTGATGGACGAATGCAACTGCACCTACCCCGGTTATCCTGCACGGTGCCGATGCTCGGCACGGTATGACGACCGATGTGATTACTGCGACTGGCAATGGGACCATGACTGTCCCGGAATAGAAGGGGAAGATGAGAATGCCGAGGAATCCTGACAACTGGCGGCACGGAGTCAACCGTTACCGTCAACACAAATGCAGGTGCGACGAGTGTTGCGCCGCATACGCCGAGTACCGGTTCAAGCTAAGGAAAAACCCTGAGGAGTCGTTCACGATTGACCCTGAGCCGTTGATCCGGTTCATTGAGAAAATGGAGGCCCCGGTTCCTGCGTCCACCCAGCAGACGTTTGCTAGGTGGCGGGAGAAAGGTGTGGACATTTTCGTGGCTGACCGTCATTGCTGCAAGCGTGGGGCGCACCCGTTCGAGGTGTACGGTTCCGAATGGTTCGAGTTGGAGGCGCACGGTGCAGATCGTGGTGACTCTTGACGAGTACGAACTGGCTCACGCGGCGATGGCTGGCTGCCAACGGCGGATAGCGTCCATCATGCGGGGCCGTCCGCAGGTGTACGGTGCCGGTGAACGGAAGAACTACTGGCAGATAGACATTGTTGGGATGATGGCTGAGTATGCGGTGGCGAAAGCGTTTGACAGGCATTGGCAGCCTGCGACGAATCAACGTCTTGCGGATTTGCCTGGTGATGTGGCGTATTATCAGGTGCGTTCCACGGAGCATCGTGACGGGCATTTGTTCATACATCCGCAGGACAAGGATGCGCCGTACATTCTCGCTATCGTGGCTGACAGACACATCTTGTTGGCTGGGTGGATCACGAAGAAGGAGGGTTCGAAGGTGGGTGTGATGAAGTCGCCTGATACTTGGTGGGTGCCGCAGTCGGAGCTGTGGTCGTTTGATGGTTGGCCTGATCCGGTGGTGTGGTCTGACCAGGTGCGTCCGAAAGGCTAAACTCTCCTAATCCGTTTCACAGTTAGGAGTTGTATGGCCTGAATCTTGCCCTGTCCCCCGTCGAAAGGAACCCCATGCGTAAAACCGCTGCTGTTCTCATCCTGTCCCTGTCCACCACAATCCTCTCATTGGGGTCTGTAAGCCCCGCAGAGGCGAGCAACACCCCAACCCCTTCCCACCCCCACCTGGATTGGTCCCGCAAGAAATACGGCGCAATCCTCCCCGATAAGTATTACGATTCGCTGGCTCAGTGCGAAACCGGCGGCAACTGGAACCACTCCACCCGCAGCTACACAGGTGGCCTCGGCATCCACCGCCAAACCTTCCGCCGCTGGTCCAAATACCACTCAGCCAAAGGGCTAACCCCCCGCCAACAGGTCCGGGTAGCTGACGCAATCGCGTTCTCCGGGTACACCACCCGTGACGGCACCCACATTTGGAGAGTCGGCCCGTTCGGTTGGGGTTGCGTCCGAGGATCAGCCCTCCTGAAAGCGTACATCTGCAAATCGAACCACCCGAAAGTGGTCAGATACAGAAAACGTGCCTGCTAAGTTTCCCACAGGCGGGGGAAAACCCTGGGGGCAACCATGCACATCACCTACACCACCACCACAAGGTTTTGGTCCCGCGTAGCGGTCGGCCCACCCGACCACTGCTGGGAATGGCAAGGCTCCCGCCGAGGCGACAGCTACGGGCAAATCTACATACTCGGAAAACACCGAGCAGCCCACCGAGTCGCGTTCTACCTCACCCACCTCTACTGGCCCCCAGTCGTCCGACACCAATGCGACAACCGTATCTGCGTCAACCCCAACCACCTCGAAGGCGGCACCCAAACCGACAACATGCGTGACGTGGTTGACCGGGGACGGCACTGGAACCTCAACAAAACCGTCTGCCCCCACGGACACATCTATGACACACCCAACACCTATACTCGCCCGAACGGATCACGCGAATGTCGAACATGTCGAAGGGAACGCAAATGGCAAAACAAGAATGGTTCTGCGAACGGTGCCGAACCCGTGTGACTCTCTACATCAAACCCTCCCAGCCACCCATCCATCGGTGTGCTAAAAAATCCAATCAACTCTTGCCGCTGACACTGGTGGCACCAACAAAAGGGGAAACCCATGAGCAATAACATCACATTCACCGGCAAACTAGGGCAGGAACCCGAACTGCGGTTCACCCCGAGCGGGATGGCAGTCGCAGAGTTCTCCGTTGCCGACACCTACGGCAAGGACGACAAGAAGAAGACCACCTGGCACAACTGTGTCGCGTTCGGTCAGCTCGCAGAAAACATCTGTGGTTCGCTCCGCAAGGGTTACACCGTGATCGTCACCGGACGTTACGAACAGGACGAATACACCAAGAAGGACGGCACCAAAGGCAAGACCGTCAAGGTGATTGTTGAGGAATGTGGCCCGTCGCTGCGGTGGGACATCTATGTGAAGGACCAGTCGGAGAAGGTGATGGCAGAGGTCGGCAAGGTCGGCAGGTCAATGCCTGCACCGTCACCGTTCGAGGACGACGAACAGCCGTTCTGATGCTGAACAGTGGGCTAACCCGTTCCGATGCTGAATGACAGCCGCCCCGATGCTAACCCCCTAGAATGTGACCACTGCGGAACGGTCGAACGCGCCCTAACGCTGTGGCCCGAACACATCCACCGCACCTGCCCCTGCATGTGCCATGTCCGGCGGAACGAACACAACGCCGAAGCTGAACGCATCCAGGCACGACGACGCGGGATCATCACCCCAAGAAAGAAGGCAACGTGAGCCAAGCGTGGCGCGACAAGGCAGCCTGTAAGGGTGTCCCCATCGGGGTGTTCTTTCCGGAGATACCCCAGGGGGACTCATCGAGTCATTGGTGGCGCAAGGCCCGCACCTACTGCGAAGGTTGCACCGTCAAAGCTGACTGTCTTGCGTTCGTCCTGCCGTTCGAGGCTGAGGCGGGCCGCCGGAACGGTATGTGGGCCGGTATGACCCCCCGCGAGCGGGACATTCACACCGCCCACCCGCTGACTATCCGCCTGCGCTGACCCCGAGAAAGGGAGAACCCCGCCGCACCGGGAAGGGGGAACCAGTGGGCGGGGCCTCGGAAGGAGATTATCACACCCTGTCGGGTGCCGTCTCGATTCTGTATTGGTGCGCGTAACACATCGTGCAGCTCACGGCTGCATGGTCCGCATCG